ATCAATGCTTGTGGTGGTCCTGTGGCTGTCCTGTGGCTGTCCTGTGGTGGGCTTGTGGTGGTCCTGTGGTGGGCTTGTGGTTCTTTAGGGTTCTTAAGGGTTCTTAAGGGTTCTTAAGGGTAAGACGAAAGCAATAGAGAGAGAAAAAGAAAGCAATAGAAAGAGAAAAAAAGAGAAAGGATAAGCATATAACTAATAGTAATATAGGTATAAGCCTTATCTTTTAGACCCTTTAGAGATATGATATGCCCTATAAATCCCTTATGAATCAAGGAGTTAACCATTGGCAGTGGTAATTCTATGGTAAATCTGATTGATTCTTTAAGATCAGAAGGATTCAAAAGGTAATCAGAGGGGCCTAAGGGGGGAATGCCCTGCATCTGCTATTAAAAAAGGCTCTCAGATTTTTCATCAGGAATCTTAAAGACCCCTAAAGACCCCTAAAGCCTCCCTAAAGCCTCCCTAAAGCCTCCCTAAAGCCTCCCTAAAGCCTCCAGCCAATCCTACCCCAATACCATGAGGTATTCTAGCAGATATCCAAGAGTAATGCCTTAGGCTGTATGTGAGACAACACACGTGTGTGCTTATGTATCTCTTTAAGTTACCCTTAAGACTCTATAGATAGTCTATATAGTAGGTATATATATAAATATTAATACCTATACCTATATGACTCTATGGGACTCTTAAGGTCATCCTTAAAGGACTATCTCTAAGACCCCTATAGTAGGCACAGGGACTTCCCTAATACGGTACGTTAATCTCAAACAGAGGGGGTCAGTGAAAGCCCCGCAGCACTAGGGCCACAGGGCGTTTTCAAACGCAAGTTTTCTAATATACTAAAGAAATGTCACTATAATCAGCTTCTATCCACACCTTAGCACCACATGAGAGAGGTTTATCAGGTGAGTATATGACTACACTGGGTCCGTCTATAGAAACCTTGTGTCCATACTCGTTAGACTTATAGGTCTTAACTGTTATCACAGGGTTACTTTCAGAGTTCTTAGCGTTAGCTCTTATGACATGTTGATTGATGTGTATTTTTGCTTTCATTGTTTTAGAACCATGAGTTGTTTTGTGTACCCTGTAAATCAGATACATTAAGATTACCAAGGAACTTCTCAAGGTCTTTCTCAAGGAGTTCATTGTGCCTTTCCACCATTAACGCATCAGCATCGCTAGCCATCTGTTCGACCCAATAGGCTGCTGCCATACTTAGAGCATCCAAACGGTCATCATGGGCTAATGCCCCACGATCTTTAGTTATCCTAGTGAGCTGGTAGAACAGGCTGTACCTCTGAGCTATGTCATTGGGGTACTTCTGAATGGAGTCGTAATCTCTTTGAATCACTTCCTTATCGAACACTAACCTATGTTGGTTCATTACGGGTTCAAGGGTGTCAATGATTCTTAACTCTTTCTGTTTGCTATGTCTGACTTCTTCAAGAGTCACAGGGTAGCTTTTAGTAAAGTAAGGTTTGATAAGTTCACTGAACATACCGTCACCGAAGTTACTTTCTATAAGCACGTAGTTCACTTTATGTTTCTTAGCAATGTCTACAAGGGACTCTAGTGTCTGACCAGAGTAACCACCCTCTACGCCGCCAGCATCAGGACAATATAAGTAACCATTAAGCATCTTAAGGACCGCATACGAAGTCTCGTCCGAGCCTCGACCTGAGGGGTCAATAGCCATAACAGAACCACTATACTCAACCCAGCCCCCATCCAGTTTAAACGGCTCATAGAAACGATCTCCACGCATCCCTAAGTTGGGTATGTCCTTAACTTCTAAGTGGCTCATAGTGCCGTGTATGGGCTTCTCAGGGGCCTTATCCCTATCCACTGACATGACTATTAAGTCTTTAAGCTTGAGGGGGTGTCTGTCGGCATCTGAGAGGCTTGTATCTAGTTGGAACTGCAAGGCATAGCCAGAGCGTCCGTAAGATAACTCACGTTCTATGAGGTCATCTTCATCGAATCGTGCGGGGTCTGTAGGTTCCCATTCAAGGCTGGGTTTACTTGATAACTCTTCCATTAGGGTAGGGGCTATACGATCACCATACCTATTCACTTGGTCTGGTTTAGGGTAGCGACTAGGCCAGATACGGGTTACATACCCTTTGTCCTGTAGGCCATCGTATAGAGACTCTTCAGTCTGTGGTGTACCAAGGTAGATAATCTTTGAGGTATCTAAAGGCTTAAGTACAGCATCAAACTCAGTTACAAGGGTTGTTAACTTCTCACGCATCTGTTGTGTTTGGGAGTTGTTAGGAACCTCAATGTCATCTGCAATAATCAAGTCAGCACGTGAACCTGTAAGCTGCCCTGTGATTCCTACAGACTTCACTGAGGGACTATGAGAAGCCATAGCACCATTTACGTTAAAGGCTATTCGGCTCCACAGTTGGTCTTTGTCTGGGATAAGGTGGGCAAGTAAGGGCATCTCCATGATTAAGCGTTGAGTAAACATAGAGAAAGCATCGGCACGTTCTTTAGACGCTGATACCACCATGATCTTTAAGTCAGTATTAAGCATCAAACGCCACACCACGTAAGCACTTGTGATGTAGGATTTACCTACACCTCGGAATGCTTGGATGATGGAGCGTTTAGGGCTAGTCTGAAGGTAGTCTGCAATGTCGTACTGAACCTTGGTGGGGTCAGGGAGGTTAAGTTGTTGCCATGTGAGGAATAAGAAGTTTCTAAAGTCTTTTAAAGGGTGTTGTTGTTGTAGGTCTGTCTCCACGTGTTCCCCTTTAGTGAGCTATAGCGTCTTCAAGACTTACACTGTCAAAGGGTAAGGCTCCAAGTAAACCTTCCAAAGGTGAACCTTGGACGGGCATTGCATCTATGTTGTTATCTTTGAGAAACTTAATGGCGTTGCTCATGTCTGCGGGTTTAGCCTCACCTGACTGAACACGGTCTAGTAGCTCTTGGGCTACAGCGTTGTGTAAAGTAGATAAGGTCTGTTCTAAATTAGTAACCATGTTTACCTTTCCTCCAGCCTCTGTTCTTAGCTTTTGATTGGATTGATAAGTTGTTTAGGGAGTTGTTATTAGGGTTGCGGTCTTTATGATCTACATCCTTACCGTCACCTTTACGAACAGTTCCTTTCTTGATTAGTAAAGACCTCGCCTTATTACGGGAGGCTCTACGCTTCTTTTGTTCAGGTTTAGCATGGTACGTGCTGTACTCATGTTTATAGTCGCGGCTCATTAGCGTGTAAGTCCTTTGGATTTCTCGAATGTTCTTAGGCCACCAAGACCTAGAAGAGCCATAACGAGAGTTGTGAGTTCTGCTGCTTGAATTGCAGGGAGTTCTGCGGGGAGTGCGTAGTAGGCATTGATAAGGCCAGCAAAAGGAAGGATAAGGAATTGGTAACCAAGACCAATTGCACATACCCAACCAATTGCAGGACGCCAACCAGCCACGAACACAGACTTATGTTTGGCTTCCTCTATGTTAGCCATTGCCTGTAGAACGTGGGGTTTCTGTAGAACCTCTTGGACCTTGAGATTTGCATTTGCTTTCTCTTCGTCTGAGGTGAATAGATCATCAAGACCTTCCATGACACTCCCAGCAATCCCAGCAAAGGGATTGAGAGAGTTCATATAAGAATGTCCTGTTAGTTTAAGTGCCTAGCCATTTTGCTAGGAAAGAAGTGCCAACACCACCAAGGCCCATGGACAACAGCATGGCTCCCGCTAGGAAACCTTTGCCTTTGACCAACTGTTTTTCAAGTTCGTTGATGCGCTTAGATAGTGTGACCGTTGTTGCATTAAGTGATTCGACTTGGTTGCCTAGAGTTTCTACGAGAGTCACTAAGCGTCCTGCATCGTAGTCGGTCATGGTAGACATTTAGTTAGCCCTCTGTAATGGCTTCTCTAGCCTCTTGACGTTTGATTAGAACTTCCTGTGGAACTGCTACACCTGTCTCAAACTTACGAACGAGGTACCAATCAGTCTCTTGTAGATACATCATGGACTTAAAGTTAATTTGTCCTTGAGGATTCTCTTCCTGACCATTGATGTAAGCTGTAAGCTCTTGTGCTTGTTCAGGTGTGAAGTCTAGCCAGTTGTCATTTAAGACGTAGCCTTGAGAGTTCTCATGGAACTGAATGTCATCGTATTGGAAGCTAAAGTCTGGCTTCATAAAAGCCTCAAGACGCTTACCATCTTTCTCAATTAGGCTTAAGCCGTTCTGGTGAATAAATGTGTTCATTGGTTATTCCTGTTGTTAATAGTAGTAAGCGGTGACGTTTTGGGTTTCGTAGCCAGAGGTGTCTATCCATGTGGTGCCTTGTTGATACTGATGCGCGCCGTAGAGGGGGAAACCCCACATAACACCAGCAGAAGCTCCTGCTGTAAACTTCTTACCATACTGATACAAAGCAGACGAGTTCGTCATTGTGTTAATGGCGTTATACCAGCCACTTAGCTGGAAGTACCACTGCCCCGCATAATTTATTACACGGGGAAACCACCACCCACTCGACGGACCGACATAAGAGCGTTCTAATACCCACCCACTTTGGTTATAACCACTAGTCACCCAAACTTGCTGTTGAGTTATATACCTCTCCCATATCCTAGTGCCATTAAGCATCATCTTCTCACAGTCAGCTCCATTGAACTGAACGTGCGTAGTAACGCTTGGGCCTGTGAGGTCAAATGATTGACTCATAGTGACCTCCTCTTATGTGGTTATGTAGAGAGTTGTGCCACTCTTACTGAAGGTTGCACCAACTGGGCCTTGTG